CTTTTTTCCAAATGTAACTAAATAATTCCTTTTTAAAGTTATGGCTATTTGCGGTAATATTTATTTTATATCTTTTAAGGATGTCAATGCCTTGCTTTATACTGTCTGGCCCTTTCATTGCACCATGAATGTTAAATCCCTCTGCATATATTTCCTGTATTGATTTAGGCTCTGCTGAGTCTGCAATGATTTCCTCATCCTCTTTAACGCCAAAATCTCTGAGCTTCCTGCAAATATCCATGTTAGTTAGCCTAGTTTCATAACACATCTCATTTACCCATAATTCGCCACCTGACTTATAAACCTCTATTATGCCTGTCGGATCGTTAGTAAAGCCAAAGTCAATGCCATAACTAATTAGCTCCGCATCCTCTGGTATCTTTTCACATATTGCCCAGTTCCTAAAGATAACGCCCTCAATCTTACCTGTCATGCCTCTAGCATATACTCGCCAGAGTTCTAAGTCTAAGTCTTTAATTGCCTCTATTCTTTCATGGTCTTGCTCTGATAGGAATGGATTATGGCGATGGTCTGAGATTATAAGTTTAGTATCTGGCTGACCGATTAGCTTAGTATGCGCCCAGAACTCGTTTGTCGGATTGTAATCTATGTAAATCTGATTCTTTGTCCTTATGGCTAACTGCCAGTAGATCTGGTAGCTAATACCATTAGCCTCATTAACAAATAAATAGTCACGCTTACCATTCTTAGCTGATTGCTCATTCTCAAATGATACAAACTCAATAAGCGATCCGTTCTTAAAGTAGATAATCCGCTCAGTCTTATTCCAGAACTTTAGTTGGGATTGTAGATATATGTTATCGGCAAAGATATTTTCAGCATCCCGGTAAGCACCTTTACGCAAGTTAGGTAATGATTCACCTGCTACTGTAATAACTGATCTCTGCTCGGTTACTGCTTTATAGAATAGCAGTTGCATGATAGAATAGGTCTTGCTTGACGAGGTGCCACCCTGATTTATTAAAACCTTTTCTTTGGACTCAAATATGTTATAAAATAAAGGCGAACAGTTAAACATCTTCTATTTCGTTCTCTGAATGAGCCAGAGGCGGAGCAGTATTATAAACGACTGGCGCAGGTACTTTAAAGCTAAAATCGCCTGTCATTGTTAAACTTTGCGATGCTTTACCATAGGCTCTGTCTAGCAATACCTCAGCCGCCCTGACATCGCCTTTAACTGCCTTTGCTCTTAGAGCCATTAGGATTGCTTTGGCTGCTTCTATTCCATCCTTTTCCTCACCTAGAACATCAGCCAGTAAAACATCTAACTGCGGAATTATTTTAGTTCTGCCATTTGGGTTGCCAGATACTCCCTTTTTAAATTGAGTATTTAGACCTCTTTTAAGAGATTCTGCCGTACTTGTAATCATGATGAATATCCTTTAAAAACTCTTTGTATTCTTTTTTATCGCCATACTTAACATGGCATGACCTGCATAACGCTTGTAAGTTATCTATATTATCAGGCTCTTTAGTGCCTCCCATTCCTCTGCATTTAATATGATGAATATCTATTGCCTGAGCTTTGCATATCTCGCATGCTATAAAGTCAGACTGATCATAACCAAAGTACGTTAAATATAATTTAGTATGTTTCTTCATTAGTCTAATCCAACAAATGCTTTTAACGGATAAAATATTAAACTGTTTCTATAACCGCCCTCGTGTATTGGTATTATAGGTGTAACTCCATGAACATTGCGCCATGCCGGGTAAACTAGTATTGAATTATCTTGCTGACCTATTGTAGCACCGTAATCTGGTACGTTTAGATCTCCGCCTTTAGAATTATGTTTTTTACATATAATCACATTAACTGCACCCTCTATATTTCCTGCATCTCTATGGAATGGAGCTGAAATGTTAAAATTAGATATGGAGCTTGTAAATAAATTACTAAACCTCCACTTCTCAGGTACATCATTAAATAATTCAACCTGCTGATTATATTGTTTAGGCAATATTTCTTTAATGAGTTGTTCACTTTCTTTGGCTAAAAGTAACATAGCCTTTATAAAAATTTGTGCACTTTTTACATTATGAACACTTGATAATGTTGCATAATTTCTCATCATGTGTGGTTTTGGTGGAACGCCTCCTAATATAACGCTATATTGTTTTACTACATTTTCATACTTATAAGTTCCATTATCATTTTTACCATTAGGTGTTTGTCTTGTCATAACAGTTTTAGGAACATTTTTAGTATTTAATTCAGCATTTGCTAAATCAGCTAACTTGCACATCTTATCAGGCATCTTAGTCATGTAAAAACCTATTGGCTCACCATCAGCATAAAATATACAATCCTCAGTTACGTTAGGCTCTATATATTTACATAGATCACCGATCTTTGTATTATGTTCAACCTTAATTAAATCAACTCTTTTCATAGATTATTTGTTATATGCAAAAACATTTGTACAAGCAGGAAACCATGACTTTTGCCATGTATCATAGTCCCTACTTTTGAACTTGCCAGTATTGCCGACATCCTTTAAATTCTTATATTGCTTTTGTTGTTTTTCTATTATATTCCAAAACCTAACCAAACTCGCATCAATATCAAAACTCCACTCATAAACTAATTTATCAAATACTTTATTTGTGTTTTCAAGTATTAACATTTCAGCACCCTCAATATCCATTTTACAACAATCAAAGTTTTTAGCCTCAGATTCAAAATTTATGCAAGGGACTTTGATTCCTTTATTATTCCATTTTTTTATAATAGAGTTACGCCATACGTTACCATTATTACCAATAAATAGGACTAATTCTTTTGTATCATCATGAACTAAAGCATATTGCTTAATCGTAGCCTCAAAACCATTTAGATCTAAATTCTTTTTTATCATCTCGCAGTTAAAAGGATCAGGCTCATATACTGTTACTTTTGCACCTTTTGCACAAGCAAGTAAAGTAAAAGCACCAACATTGCCACCACAATCCATCCACTTCTCACCTGCATTAATAGTCATTCCTTTTTTTAAATAAGTAAGGTTGCCTAAAACCTCCTCAAAAGTTTTTAGATCTGACATCCCATCTCTATGATAAAATTTAATTCCGTTAATCTCTGAATTTAATACTCTCATATTTTTTCTTTTTCAGCTTTTAGGTATTCCATTATCATACCTCCGACGTATGCTTTACGCTCTCTCCAGAACTTTACTAATTCAAAAGCTGATTCATAATGCTCTAATTCAAATTCTATTTGGATAGCCTTTTTAACTCCATTAGTCATATCATTTAATTGACCAGATAAGTCATCATCATCTAATATTGAATAGTCAATATCAGGCTCAGACTGCCATACATCAAGCCCCCAGTTATCCAATAACTCTGAATCCCATTCATTTGCCAGATCATCCCAATTCCATTCTCCAAACCCTACATTATCCTTTATCAGAAACTCATCCTTTTGCTCTTGTGTCCAGTCATCAGCTAATATTATCGGCATTTCTTTTAAGCCAACTTCCTGAGCTGCTTTTAATCTCATGTTACCACCTAGCACAACATACTTTTTATCAACATCAGTAAAACAGATCAGCGGTCTTTTATTCAGCATATCTGGAAAATCCCTGATTGACTGGACTAACTTTTTAAACTTATCATCCTTGATCTGTCTTGGATTTTTACTGTTTGCCTTTATAGCTGAGATCTTTACTATTTCCATAATTTTCTATGCCATCAGGCATAATCTGCTTGCCTGGTCTTTGCCTGTTTTTTATCAAATGTATTAAATTTCTACAATATCAATTCCATAAATCGCTTTGAGCAATTTCTTTTTTAATCTATATACCGGTAATTTCTTAGTCATTTCTGACTTAACATCAATAACCTCCAGAGGCTTACCATTTTTATAGGTAACAAAATCAGCCTTATAAAATCCTATATTAACGCCATTTACTACCAGATCATACCTAACCTGCATCTCAAACCTTTGTATTAACCTAGCCTTTTCTTTAAGTCTAAGAATGCCATAGTACCCGGCTTCCTTTTTACTGTCAAAGGATATTCCGTTTACTATTGTCTTTATGTTTTTATATTTCATTGTTGTTTTCCATTGAGTAAAAACTATCGGCAGATAAAATAAGATGATCAAAAACCTTTATATCTAATATTTTTAATCCTGCTTTTATCTTTTCTGTAATTGTAATATCAGCTTGACTTGGCGTTAGGTTTCCAGATGGATGATTATGTGCTAGTATAACAGAGGTTGCTAGAGCTTCAATAGCATACTTTGCTATTATTCTAACATCTACAACTGTGCCAGATATTCCGCCCTGACTTATTTTAGCATATCCTATTGTATTATTTCCCTGATTAAGTAGCAGAATAAAGAAACTTTCAAATATTTCTATATCATCAAAATAAAATCGCCTGATAAAATTAGCTGCTTGATCTGGACTTGTTATTTTTTCAGACGGAAATTCCGTTTGTATTTTCTTTAATTCAAATAATTTTATTGTTCCCATGCTTGATAATTGTTTAATAACTTAGTTAATTTTTCATTCTCTAATTCCATAGCTAACATCCGGCTATTGTTTTTATGCAGCATTATTTTATATTGCTCGATCTGCTCTGACATACTATAAAAATGATCGTATATCTGTTTTAGTTCTTCGTTCCTATCAATCACTTCCTGTATCTTGTCATTTAAGCCACTTTTAAGGCGATATAAGAGTACATCACCCTCTATGTGGCATAATATACCAGCAAACATTAAAAGCGTCTCAGAAGTCTTTATTTTATCTTGGTAGTGTAAGGCATAAGCCTCAGCCTCTAGCTCCATTTGCTCTCTACTTTTCATGATCAAATGCATATAATTTAGGAAATTCAAAATATCTGTTTCTTTTCCAGTCAAACTGTAAAACCATTTCGCCTTTTACTGCTACGCCTTTTGGCTTAGCCTTTTCAACTTTAATCAACACAATGTTATCGCCATAAGGTTGCCCATTCTGATCATTCATACCCTGAGGAGGTCTCCACATATTAATCCATGTCATTGCCTTGCGTAACAATGCCTGACCTCCGGCTGCTTCTCTAGCCATCGGCATTCCGTAATATGTATTGCCTTTATCATCTTTTTGCGGTTGCTGAGCTGCAGGATGCAAGGTAATAATCCAATGCTTTTTATACTTCTTGCAATACCGCCTAATCTCGCCAATAATATCTTCTATATATAAATCTTGTCTGCCATTATAATCGCTCATTTCGTGTTTTAATTCATTGTAAGGATCTGTTATGATTATCTTTTCATCCGTTACCAGTTTCATAATCTCTGGTATCGTGTAGCTTTTATCATCCGAGTCTACTACGTTAAAATATTCATCTATGTAATTAATCGCCTCATAATACTCTTTATCCTCTACTGATCCTGGAATGGATTTATAAAACGGTCTGCCTGTGTATTTATGAATGAACTCTGCATATATATCCTCTACTGATCCTGTTTCGGGTGAGTATATAAGTGCCTTTTTGCCGTATTTACTTGCCTGGTTAAATGCTAACTCAAATGCAAACTCTGATTTACCATGATGCGGAGCGGCTAGTATAAACGTAAACGATCCTTGCTTTATCGTGTAAAGCATATCCAATCCGTAAAAGCCTGTAAGATCACCTAATGGGTTTCCGGTGTTGCGCATCAGCTCTAAGCTATCTGCGATGTCTTTAAATTTCCGTATCAATTTAATACTCTGGTTAGGTGAGCAGGTAGTTGCTCGTTTTTAATCTTGTTTTCTTCTTTAAACCAAACGCCCTGCATTTTCTGCTTCCAATTCTTTACCTGATTATTTCTGGAATCCTTCCAATTATTCTCAGCGTAATAATGAAAAGCCTTTACGGCTGAATCTCTAGTATAGCCGTTATCCTTAAAATAAATTTCAACTTCACCAATAGTAGGTGTATATACTCTTTTCTTATCTACTCTTATCTTATCTGCATCGTTTTGCATAGCACTTGCATCCATTTGCTCTGCATTTGCATAGGTTTGCATAGCATTTGCATCTTTCTTTTGATCATAAAATTTATCCCATTTTGCTTTAGCTGCTATACTTCTGCCTTTGCTAACTTCTAAAATATCAATCAGTTGACTGTCTAGAAACTTAATTTTTATCTTATCAGCGTCTAATAAAATAATTCTTTTCTGCAATAAAATAGTTAAATGCTCATTTTCAATCTCAATTTCTGCATCATCATAATTCATTACACATTCTTTATTCCAATACTGGCAGCATAACCAGATAAATCTAGCTTGTGTAACCTCCGGGCATCGCATGATCTTGCCCATAACCCAGTCACTAATTGTAAACTTAAACCATTGTAATTTATCCATTTGATTAAAAATAAAATACCCTTGCGGTTTCAAGGCTTCGACTCCTATCAACCGCAAGGGTATAAATGTTTTTAAATAGCTTAATGTCGAAGTCAGCTAACATGGCAAATATATAAATTATTTAGCTAAAAAGTACATTTTATATCTGCTCTTTGTTTCTGTATTCTCTTGCCAGATGCTTTTAATATTTAAGCCTCTGGACTTTAAGACGCAAACAATCTTGCGCAGCTCAAAGGTTTTAAACTCGTTAAAACAATCTAATACTGTTAATGGATACCCAGTCATAAAATGAGCCTGTACATTGTTTATTTTAGTGTTCATACATTTGATTTTAAGGTTAAAATTATAGGTTGATCTGGTCTCTTATAAAACCAGTAACAAGTCATCCATCCGCAGATAGATGCATTAGGAATGTTTAGCAATACGGCTGCTTCGATTGGACTTAAATTCATTCCGCAGACCATTTCCAGAGCTAAGGCAATCCGGTCTTTATTAGGAATCTTTAAATAATTTTTAGGATTGTGCATTGTTTTTACGTAACTCATCTCTATTATATGATTTTATAAATTTTATTAATTGATCAAGAGGCAAAAATGTTCCATCTTCTCCATAGTATTCAATTTTTAAAGTTCCATAATCTGATACAGTAATTTGCAGCTCATATTCAATATTTTCTGCATATCCTTTTTGTCCAATTTCTGCACGTTCAACAATTTTTCCACTAGGAGTAATGTCAAAACTTTTAGGTAAATGCATAATTAAAATGTTATAACTATTGATGGTTTATTAAACTTCTTGCTAACCTTTGGCACTTCGCAACCCTGAGCATCAAATATGATCTCATCAGTTTTACTAGCAGTCTTTAATAGCTCCTGCCTTTGCTTTAGCTTATTCTCTAGCAGTATGCATATATCATCCTCACCGTAATTAAGGCTCTCTGCGCCGTTCTTAGGAGTAAATGTAACTCCATTATAACTATCTGTCGCAGGTAAGTTTACACGATCTCTAAAGGCTCTATCTGCCGCATCTATTACTGCCTTTAACCGGGCAATATTAGAAAAGAACTGAACAGGCGTTTTATTGCCATCTGTAAACATTTTATCTATTAGATCTATTCCTGTCTGCTCTGCCTGTTTCTTAGTAAAACCAGGCGCATAAATTGTCTGCATTTCTTCTGACCTCATGTCAAAGAACATATCTTTTGAACTTATCATTGTGCTATTTCTAATTGGTTTAATAATTTGGTTTCATTCTCTTTGCTGATCTTCTACTTTTTTAGGATCACATCCAGATTG